TCAGGCGGGCTTCAAAACGTTTTTGCCCACATTTTGCCCACATTCTTCCACGCCCGTCTCCACCTGCACGGCGGCATCGAGCAGACGGGCCACGTCCATAAGGTCGCTGTCGAACAGATCCGCGTACACGTCCAACGTCATGCTCGCGTTCTTGTGGCCCAGCATCCTCTGCAGGGCCTTGACGTTCGCGCCCGCATGCACGGCCAACGAGGCGGCGGTGTGACGCAGGTCGTGAGGAACCGGCCAATCGTCCCGCTTCCAGCCCAGACGGGTGAGCGTGTGCGTCCACCATCCCGTCTCGCGGGCGAGGCTCTGCTTGCGGATAGGGCCTCCACGCACGTCACGGAACACGCGCTCCTCGTGTTCGCGTTGCTCGCATATCGGTTTGAGCGCGTCCATGACTATGCGGGGCATGGGCACGTCACGGCGTTCGTGGTTCTTCGGGGTGCCCTCGGCCCATTTGGCGTTGACGTATACGAGGTTGCGGCGCACGTGCAGTATGCCGGCGTCGAAGTCGAGATCGCGTCTTTGTAATCCGGCCGCTTCGCCCCATCTCAGCCCGCAGAAGCCCAATAGCAGTATGAGCGCCCGGCGCTCCTCTCCCAGCTTCCGGCAGTTCGACGCTTCGTTGGCGAGTGCCAGCAGTCTGGTAATGGTCAGGTAGATGCGGCGATCCTTGCGTTTGGGGAGTCTCGGCAGTTCGATGCCGTCGCACGGGTTGGAGGAGATGAGCTTGTCCCGCACAGCCATGCTGCATATGCCCTGCATGATCTGGTATGGGCGGCTGACGGATGGTGCGCCGGACTTATCGATTATGCTTCCGACCCATGCCTGGACTTCGGCGTGTGTGATGCTGCCTATCTGCCGTTCTGCCCATTTGGCCTCGCAGTGGCATTTCCATGCGCTGTCCATGTTGGAACCCGAAGTCGCCTTCCAAAACGGCTTCTTTTCGGCAATCCACTGGTCATGCAGCGTGCCTATGCGTTGTTTGCCGCCTTCCGGGTCGATGTAGCTGCCGGTGGCCTTGGCTATGGTGACGTGTTCCGCAGCCCACGTCTCCGCGTCAATCTTGCGACGGAAGCCCCTCTTGTCGGTTTGCGTGCCGTCGGGTTTCCGATAGCGGACTCGATACCTGTTTTCGCCTTTGGCCGTCCTGTATCTGGTGATGTTCGCCATGATTTTTTCACTCGCTCATACTTGTTTTCGGTTTTAACGTGTTTTAACTGGTATTAATGTGTTTTAATGAGATTTGACGGATAACAGGGAAATTAATAAAATATTCTCTTTACGCCAAAATCGGAAAGGAGACGGCCATGACCATGACCGATACCGGCGTGAAGCCGATTCCGGCATACGTGCCGCCCGAGGACGGCAAGCCACGCAACGCCGTGGACGAGAAATGGATGAAGCTGACCCGCAGCGCCCGCCATTACATGGAACGCAGGGCAAAGGCCCGGAAGGAAACCATCGATGGGTCTGAAGCTCGTCATTGAGCGCGAATGCTCCAGAGACCATCAGACGGCCCTCAGGCAGTTCCTGTGCTGTGAACCTGGAGGCCCCGAATGGGCGATGGACCCGCAACGCTACATACGTGACCTCAGCGTGCGCAAGACCCCGAAGGGGATCATGCGCACGCTTCTTGTCGTATCCGGAGATATTCCCCTGCATGATGACGTGGTCGGCTTCTGCGAATACGGCGTAGCCGTGGAAACGACCGATGAGCATGAGGGCGTCTACCAGATCTCGTATATCGCCACCGCTTTGAAGGTGCGTGGCACACATCTCGGAGACACTCTGCTCTCCTCGGTTATCGTGCGCCTGCGTGACGATGCCTGGCGTTTCAACCGCACGCCACTCGTGCTCACCCAGGTGGATCCGCGCAACAAGCCCAGCATGGACCTGTTCACACGATTCGGATTCATGGACGAGGGGCCGGATCCCGACGACCCGGAATACCATCTGCTGTCCCTGGAGTTTACCCCGCAGGAGCGCGGAAACTACTTCGGCAGCACACTCGCGTTCTTCTGACATTTCGGGTATAGCTCCGCCAGGCCTATCGGCTATGATAGGTAGGCGAAGCGTCCTCCTTTCTGATAAGCAAGCTGGTCGATGTTTCACACGCCCTGCCGATGTTCCAGATCGACAGGGCAATTCTTTTTCTATCGATTGACCACGTAATTCGGGTCGGTGACTATATAGGAGTAGTTGTCCTCCCCGCCGGTGCCGGAATACACGTCTCCGACGTCGCGGAATGCTATGGCAACCATCTTCGCGTCCAATGGAACCTGGAACGGATAGGTGACCGTGCTGGTCAATCCCGGCTGGAGCTGGGCGTTGCACTCGGGGTTGCCTTCGACCTGATACAGATTCTTGATGGGCGTGTATTTCTGGTTCTTCGAGTTCAACGCGACTATCTCATAGGGGTAGCTGCAGGTGATGTCCATCGGACTGCTGGTGTTGTTCGTGACCTCCACCTTGGCCACCCAGTACTTGGTGTTCGCGTCCGGTGTCTTTGGCCCGTATTGGCCGTTGCTGCATCCGTCGCCGCATGTGTCGAAGCTGATGGTGGGCTGTTCGCCGGCTTCGAGGACCTTCATTTCGACGCCGCCGCTGACGGCGGTCTCCCCCGTGCCCGAAGCGTCGGTGTTGGATCCCGTGTCGTTGGGATCTTCCTGGGGGTTGAGTTTTTCGTTCGCGTCGGCTAGCTGCGCTTTGACGGAGTCCAATGATGTATTGAGGTCTTGGATGTCCGACTTCTGCTGGTTGATGATGGGCGTGGCGTACAGGTACATGCCTCCGAGTCCGCCGGCTAGTCCCACGACCAGTCCTATGGCTGCGGCGATGGCGATGACGGCCGCCGTTGGGAGCTTCTTCTTCGGTGCCGGCGTTGGCGCGGATGGTGCTGCTGCGGGCTGGCTATCCTGCGTTGCCGGCGGCTGCTGTGCCTGCATGGGGGTTGGCTCGGTCACGGTTCTCTTCTTTCTTCTAGGCGGCCACGCTGTCGTGCAGCCAGTTCTTGTAATCTTCTATGACTTGTACGGTCACATCGAGTTCGCATGCGATGAGGTACGAGTCCGCACCGTACATGCGCTCGGCTATCGCGTACTCATGCGGGTTGATGAGACGCAGGGCGGTATATAGTCTTGCGCGGCGTTCGGCTTTCGACCCGTAGGGACTGCAGCCTTGGTCGTGGTTGTGGGCGTGCACGAGCTCATGGCAGAGGGTGCAGCGTTTCTGGAAATCCAGCATGGTCTCATCGATAACGATGAGGTGCTTGGGTTCATAGTAGAAGCCGCATAACCCCTGCTGCAGCTGGCATTCCTCCACCCGAATGCCGCTGTTGGAGGCTTCCCTCAGGAGGTCGTCATAGGTGACGTTTATCGTCCTTCGCCCCCTTCCCTTTCAAGCTCCTTGTTCCGGTCATGATTGGCGGCAGCCTCAAAGGTTTCGGGGTTTGCCGCGAACTTCTCTGCCAGCTCTTCTCCGATGCTTGAATAATGCTTCGTTTTCTTATTTGATTGCTTGAAATTATCTTTGGACAATGTAGGGATGTCATCTACTTCGGAAATAGGCCGAAGATCTGAATCAGAGTCCTTCTCGCTTGATTCGTTGCGTAGACGAGCTTCGTTCATATCCTCATCGGAAATCACGATAGGCTCATTCCATCGAGGATTCCGCTTTGCTGCTCCTGCTGCCAATCTGATTGCCAGCTCATGAATGAGCTCCTCATCTGTGGCATCACGAAGAGCGTCGGAAGATTCTGATTTTCTCAAATCATCGTCATCGATAAGACCCACCGCGACAAGACCGTCGATAGCTGATCCACCGTAAGCTCGCGCAATCTTTACCACGTTTTGCGGGGATAACTTATCTGGGAGTTGTCGGTAGAGAGACGATGGGACGATGCCTGCATTGTCGGCCACGGTGTTTTGACTGTCGTTTCCGACTGTTTCCTGGTACCACTGTTCAATGTTCATGTTTTGCATTATGCAACATTTTCTGTTTCTTTGCAACACGCCGTGTTTTGCATTTCGCTTGACTTATTTCGCATTGTGCATTTTAATAATTCGCAGAACGCAACACCAAGGTTGCGAGATGCAAACCACTGAAAGGAGGTTGCCTGAGATGGCTTACGCGATGACCTTTAAACCGGATTTCCTCGAGCGCTGCAAGCGCATGAGCGGGCTGAAATCCAATGCGGCTTTCGCCGGCGCTATCGGCGTCAGCGAAAGCGTGCTGTCGAAAGCAATGCACACCAACATCGTCTCCCCGACGATGATTGTCGGATTCAACCGCGCATTCGGCTTCACGCCAGGTGAAATAGCCGAAGTGACCGAAATACCGGACAAGGATCTCAAACCCGAGGCGGTGGCGTGATGGTTAGGACCTACCGGCTTGGCGGCGCGGAACGTGAGAGGGCCCGTGCGCTGATTCGTATTCTCGGCATCGACATGGATCGTGTCAGATGGTTGGACGGCCACCCGATGACGGTTCGCGTGTTCGATGACGGCAAATGCTGGGTCGAATACACGGGACTCGTCGTCTGCGACAAGGAAGACATCGATTTCTGTCTCCGTGGGCTCGAGCCCGTGGATGTCGGGCCGGGGTCTATAGGGACAGGATCCGGGAATGCCGGAACAGGATTCTTCGCGAGGATACGCGGATGTCTCTCGATTTCGAGGTCTCGACCATCGCGACGATGACGGTGCCGGACTCATGGCGCTTGAGCTTGGAGGCTCCACGGTATTCGACGATAGCGCCGCCAGTCGGCGTCACCCGAATGTCTCGTTCGGTGAGCCACCCGTTGTTGCGCAGTATCCACCCGTCCCCATCCGTCTTATCCACTCCCCAATCGGTCGAGAGGTACAGGCGTCGTTCCGCGTCGAAGGACAGCAGCAACGCCGTCAATCCCATCCAGTTGTCCGCCAGCCATTTCCACATGGCTCAGATTCTAGCCACAAAAAAATGCCGCCGATTGGAGCGGCGGCGAATGTCAGATTGAAAGAAGGTCCAAAATGACTGAATCCAATGTACAGCCCTTCGAGTTCAGGGGCAACCCGGTCGCCACGGTGACCGCGGAGAACGGGACGGTGCTGTTCTGCGCGAAGCACGTCGCCACCGCACTCGGATACAGCAACACCCGTGACGCAATCGCAAAGCATTGCAAGGGTGTCGCGAATCGCTACCCCCTTGAGACGGCCGGTGGAATCCAGCAGATGGTATTCATCACCGAAGGCGACGTGTACCGTCTGATCGCCAGCAGCAAGCTCCCCAGCGCGGTCGAGTTCGAGCATTGGCTGTTCGACGAGGTCGTACCCCAAATCCGTCGCACCGGCGGTTACATTCCCCAGGGCGAAACCCCGGAGGAGACGATGGCTCGCGCGGTGCTCATCGCGCAGAAGACCATCGAAGAACAACGGAAGCAGTTGGACGAGCAGAAGCCGAAGGTGTTGTTCGCGGACGCTGTCGCAACGTCGAAGCGGAGCATTCTGATCGGCGAATTGGCGAAGATCCTCAAACAGAACGGCGTGAAGACCGGCCAGAACCGGTTGTTCAAGCAATTGCGTGAGGACGGTTTCCTGATGAAGCGCAACGGGAATCCGAACATGCCGACGCAGAAGAGCATGGAACTGGGGTTGTTCGAGGTCAAGGAAACATCGATCGCCCATTCGGATGGTCATGTGTCGTTGAACTTCACGACGAAGGTCACGCCCAAGGGCCAGCAGTACCTCATCCAGAAGTATCTGGGCTGCACTCCCCTTGACTTGGAAGCGGGTGCGTGATGGCCGGTAGTCAAATCGAATCGTCTCTTGACGGCTGGCCGATCGCCAAGGTGGCGAGCTTCCTTGGTGTCTCGAAGGGCAGTCTCTACGTGTGGTCGTGCCACGACAAGTGGGGAGGCCGGTATCCGCCCGCGCCGAAACGCGTAGGCCGCAGGCTCGTTTGGAATCCACAGGAGGTCATCGACTACCGGGACCGGCGGTGCGCGATAAGCCGCAAGGAGCTGGTCTACGGCGAATAAGGGTTTCCCGGATTCAAAACCGGGAGAAAAGGAAGAGGTGCCGGCGTCGCACTGTCCAAGGTTCACGCCGGCACCAACATCACCAATCACATTGAAAGGAAAACAAGTGATGTCAGGACACAAGATTACCGGAATCCACGCCATCGGCGTCGAGATCCCGAAGGGAATGTCATTCAAGGAGCTCATGGAGCAGCTGCTTGAGGGAGGAGAGGCTGAGTTGGAGAAGGAGTTGGACGAGGAGACGCGCCAGCCGGAAACCGGCAAGTGCGATTGTCCGGTGTGCGATCCAGACAAGGACACCGTGGAGGAAAGATTGTTCCATCCGGTCGATCAGTGGCAGCACGCCGTCGATGTGGCCAGTGACGTGCATGACGCGGCCGGCTCTCTCGAACACGCGCTGTTCGAGCTGGGTGAGAACCCGTTGGCGTTCGAGGCGTCGATGATCCTCAGCCAGTCGCTGACCCTGCTGCGTGCCATCCAACGCAAGCGCAAGGAGGTTGCGGAATGAGCATCGAAGCATTGCGCAAGAAGCGGCGCATGCGTCGTCCGAAGCAACGCCTGACTGACGGCCAGAAGTCCATGCTCCTGCTGGCCCTCACGTTCGTCGAGGGCTGGGTGGCGGGTTTCGCGGCCACGCACAGCCGCATACCAAGCCCTGTGGGTACGCCGCAGTGGATGATCACCGGCAGTCTCGTACTGGCCATCATCCTGCCGCTGTTGTTCCTCGCGGTCGTCATGAAGTGGGGCGGCGATGGAACAGCCGAGTGAGTTCACGCTCTGCCTGCCGGGCGACCCCGTGCCGAAAGGCCGTCCCCGCGTCTACGGGGGTCATGCCATCACGCCGAAGCGCACCGTCAGGGCGGAGGAACGCCTGTTCGCCGAATTCCGGCTCAAATACCCGCAGGCGAACCCGTTCCAGTGTCCGGTCAGGTTGGAGGCCGAATTCTGGATGTCCCATAGGGGCCGTCCCGATCTCGACAATCTCCTGAAATTGGTGCTCGATTCCCTGAACGGCATCGCCTACGTGGATGACGCGCAGGTCGTCGAAAGCCACGCCAGCAAGCGGATGCCCGACCTATGGGTCTACGGGTCGAAGGGCCGCTACCGGAAGCGCAAGAGCGGCGACCCGTACACGTGTTGCGGGCATGAGTACGAGCCGCACCTCTATATCAGTATCAAACCGCTCCCCGAATGGGAGCCGGAGGAAAGGAGACAATCATGAGCAAGCCTATCAACGAGCCGCGTATGGTGCAGCAGGCGCTGGTGTCGGACGAGGATCTGAGTTTCGAACTGGCGGCCCTGGTGCCGACGGCGAACGGCATCACGAACGCGGCCAGCACGTTCATCGACAAAGCCACCAAACTGTTGCTGTCCGACAAGATCATGCTCACCGACGAGCAGCATACGGCCGTCACGTCGGCCATCGCCATCGCCCAACTGACCGTCAAGGAAGGCGCGGCCATATCGAAGCTGCTGCGCAACCCGGACGCTTCGGCGGACATCATCGCCGGACTGCGACTCACCTCCAAGGACAGGCATGATGCCTGACCGGCGTCTTTGGATGCCGCGTTGCAGGACATGCGGGCCACTCGGCAAGCCCACCGGACTGGACGAGGCGGTCACCTGCTGCAACCGGCACACGAACCAGACCAAGCATCAGACGGCGTGGTATCCCACCCACGCCCAAATCATCGTGAAAGGCACACCAAATGACTGCGAATGACACGTCAACCATTGAAACCACGGAGGCCGTGAACCCGGACGGGGAATTGCGCCAAGGATTGTTCGCCGCGCAGGCGGCGCGCATCGTCGAACTGCAGGCCGAGATCGCGTCCCGTCAGGAGGAGGTCGACGAGCTGAAGGCCCGTATCCTCGACTCGCATCCGGCCGGCACCTACCAGGCCGGCAACCTGAAAGTGCAGGTCAAGCCGGGCGCGCGCCGCATCAACGCCGGCACGTTCGAAAAAGCCTACCCGGCCACCAAGTATCCCGGAGCCTACCAGTTGCGGCCGCGGCCGCTCAGCCAGTTGGAGAAGCTGCTGTCGGCGGACGCGGTGGCCGATTACGCGATGAGCGGCAAGCCTATGGTGGTGGTCTCATGAGCGCGGAACTGTCCAGCCTGGGCATCGCCCAGATCGTGGAAAGCGTTATCGCCGACTACGACCTGCGTGACGAGGACGGCAACGAGCTGACCGACGACCTGTACGTCATCCGCTCCGAACGGCTCGACGAGCTGGGCCTCACCGTCGCCAGACGCATCCACAAGGCCATACGCGAACTGGAGACGCAAGGCAAGACCGGCTTCCCCGTGCATTCGATGGCCTTCGGCAGCATGCCGGTAACCATCGCGAAGGACGGCGACCGCACCTACACGCTGCGCTTCGACAATTCGGACGAGGCGGTGGCCATCACACGGCTCAGCCGGACCGCACTCACGGACATCAAGAAACAGATCAACGAGTTTTTGAAGGAGGTGAAGAACCGTGAGCATGAATGAGGCCATTCTCGCCGTCGCACAAGCCCAACAGGGTGATGCGATCCCCGTGGACATACCGCCCATGACGCAGTCGGCACCCGATATGGGCAAGCCGCCAGTCACTCCGAAAACCAAAATCGGCACCGTGGAGGAGCCGCAACTGTGGCCGGAGATTCGCCAGCTCATCGAAGCGGATATCGCCAACGCTCCGCGCGAACTGCAGCGTGAGATAGGCCCGTCCGAACTGGGCACGGACTGCGTGCACTGCCTCGCCGCGAAACTGGCGGGCTGGCCGGAGCGTCGTTCGCCGGGTTGGCGGCCGTTCATCGGCACGTGCGTGCACGAGCACTTCGAGCAGATGTTCCGCGAGCTGAACAGGGATCCTGCGCACCAGTTCCTCTACACGAGTGAGGACAACGTGACCGAACTCGTGGAGCGCTGGCGCAGCGAATATCGCGTCACCGTAGGCCGATTGCAGGGCCTGCACGGCGGCTACGACGTCACCGGTTCGATCGACCTCTGGGATCGCAAAACCCATAGCACCATCGATTGGAAGAACGTCGGCAACACGACCGTCACCAAGGTCAAGGCCCACGGCCCATCGCAACAATACCGGATACAGGCGTCGCTCTACGGCATGGGCCTGCAGAACGAGGGCGAACGGGTGGAACGCAACTGCATTTACTTCCTGCCCAGCAACAAGACCAGTTTGGGCGACGCTTTGCCTTGGGAGACGAGGTTCGACCCGGAGCCCGGCAAATGGGCGTTGAGCCGCGCCCAACTGCTCGTCAACCTCATGGATTGCGTGGAGCAGGCGGAGGGCCCCGACGTGCGCGACAGCTGGATCAAACAGTTGCCGGCGGCCGGACCCGACAAGTGCTTCTCCTGCAAGGGCCGGGTCTGGCCCGACATGAGCGCGCTTCCCGAGTTCGACGCTAAGCCATGGCCGGACGTTCCCGACAAATGGCTCCAGCTCATCCCCTTGATTGAACCTGAATACCAGTTCACCGAATAACGAAAGGAAAACAATCATGTTCGGTCAGCAACCACAGCAACAGTATGGCTACCCCCAGCAGGGGTACGGCTATCAGCCGCAGCAGCGTCAGCCCGCCCAGTTGAGCTCGCTCGGCGAGCTGCTCGCCGGCAACAGCGCCAAAGCCTACTTCGGCGCGAACAGCCAGCCGGGGGACACGGTGACCGGCGTCATCGAGAAAATCGAGACCACACAGGTCAACGACTTCCAGACCAAGCAGCCCGCCTTTTGGAACGACGGGCGTCCGAAGGAGCAGATCCACGTCATCATCCAGACCCAACTGCGCGACCCGAGCGTAGACGACGATGACGGCCGCCGCTCGCTATGGATTAAAGGCTGGGGCATCCAACTCAAGGCGTTTCGCGATGCCTGCCGTCAGGCGGGCGTGAAGATTCCGAAGCCGGGCGACACCATCACGGAACGGTTCGTGGGTCTCGGCCAGCGGGGCGACGCGCCCCAACCGCCGAAGGTGTTCGAATTCCACATCGAACCCGCGTCCAGCGTCAACAGTCTCGTCAACGGAAGCCAACCCCAGCAGCCTGTCCAGCAGGGCTCCCAGCAGCCTCCCGTGCAGCAGTCCCAGCAAGGTTACGCGCAGCGGCAGTACGCGCCACAGCAGCCTCAGCAGACCCCGAATCAGGGATATCAGACAGCTCCGGTGGACCCGTGGAACCCTCCCGCGCAACAGCAGCCGCAGCAACCCGCTCAGCCGGTGCAGCTCGGCCAGCCGCAGCAGCCGCAGGCTGATCCGATGAAGGTCAACCAGTTGAAGGCGGCGGGCAAGTCCCCGCAGGAGATCGCCAGACTGTTGGGCGTGCCTGTCGAGGCGGTCACGGCCGTCACCGACCAGGCGCAGCCGCAGAACCACGGAGGTTCGGAACAGCAATTGGAAACCGGTGAATTCTGATGGACGAGCTTTTTGAAGTATATGCAGAACCAGCAGAAGCAGCTGGCCACGCAGATCAGCGAGGTCGACCTGTGTCCCGAAGGTCTGTCGCCCGTCAGTATCGAGCTGCTTTCATCGAAGCTCGTGCTCGCAGGCTGGCATAACACCAAGGACTCGGATAAAGGCTGAGTCCCGTATTGCCGTCGCCGTATCCAAGCGGCCGGCCCTGTTGCGACGACGGGCACGGCACCACACACATTTTCACACTACGTCAAAGGGGGTTTCGAAGATGACCGACATCTACGGATACACGGCAGCCGCACCCCTGTACCGTGCGGCTGGATGGATGCAGGTCATCCCCCTGCCCGAGGGACGCAAGACCCCGCCACCCGCTGGTTTCACGGGACGCAGCCGCAAACCCGTCACCGACGAACAAATACAGTTGTGGAGCCAAGCCAACCCGAACGCGAACACGGGCATCGTCATACCAGAAGGCGTGCTCGTGTTGGACATCGACGCGGAGCAGGGCCATCAGGTCAAGGCGGACGGGGCGAAAGGCATCAGCGAACTCTCTCAGGAACTGGGCATGCTTCCGGCCACGTGGAGCAGCACGGCGCACGGCATCGACTCGCCGGCACGCCACCTGTTCTACAAGGTGCCCGAAGGCCTCGCGTGGAAGGGCGGCGCCATCGAGGGGGTCGACATCCTGCAACCCGGCCACCGGTATTCCGTGGTCTGGCCGTCGATCCACCCGAGCGGCGAAATGTACTGCTGGCACACGCCAAGCGGCGCATTCTCCGGCACGCTCCCCCATATCGGCGACTTGGCGACACTGCCATGGAAGTGGGTGGACTACCTGCGCAAACCCGACAGAGTGTCGAATTCGACCACTTTAACTCCCTCGTATTCAAGGGAATACGACGCCCGCATGTGCAAGGCGGTCAACACGTTCCTCAACAAGACGCTCGCCAACCCGGCAAGCAAAGGCTCAAGGCATGACACCACGCTGCAGGCCGTCTGGGCGTTGGTTAACTTCGCGCAGGAGGGACACCGGGGAGCTCTCGACGCCATCAACCAATTGAAGCCACGGTTCATCGCCGAGGTGGCTCCCGACCGTCAAGGCAAGGAGCGTGAGGCGGCACGCGAATGGGCCAGCATTCTCAGTGGCGCGATGGAGAAGGTCAACGGCGTGCAATCGCATGTGGATCCGTGCGAGCAGTCGAAAATCGAACGCATGACGCCCGGCGAGTTCGACGAACTCACCCAAAACGCGGCTGCGAGTCAAATGGAGGAAAGTCACCCGGAAGCAGTTCAAAACACTGGAACAATGCCGGTTCAAGCCGGTTCAACACCCGTCGCATCGGTTCAAAACGGTTCAATGGAAAGTCACGAGGCAAGTAAAAACGCCTCCTCCAGCTGGCAGTTCGAAGACCTCACCCAGCTCGCTTCCGGCATTGAACTGCCGCCCACGCCCACCGTGTTCCAACGAGAGGACGGCCAAGGCCTCTTCTACCGTGGCGCGGTCAACGACCTGCACGGCGAACCCGGCTGCGGCAAAAGCATGATCGCCCAGATCGCCGCCGCACAGGAACTCAAGAGTAGCCATGATGTCATCTACATCGACTACGAGGACAGCGCGCGCAACGTGGTCAAACGCCTTCTGCTGCTCGGCGTGACCGGCGAGCAGATAGTGGCTCACTTCCACTACGTGCGCCCCAGCGCCAAGCCCAGCAGCCCCACCAGCCTCGACGGCTGGCGCGAGACCCTCGACTACGCCGACACCGCCACGCTCGCCGTCATCGACGGCGTCACCAGCTGCCTCGCCTACGCAGGACTCGACAGCAACAGCGGTGACGACATCGCCGCCTGGTACAACACCATGCCACGACTCATCAGCGCATGCGGGCCAGCAGTCGTATTGATAGACCACGTCGTCAAGTCCAAAGACAATCGCGGCCGCTACGCCGGCGGCAGCATGCAGAAACTCGCCCTCATCGACGGCATCAGCTACAGCGTGGACATGACCAAACCCGTCGGCAAAGGAGTGAAAGGCACCATCGTCATCAAAAGCGGCAAAGACCGAATCAGCGAGATCGAAGAGCATTGCGCCGTCAACTGGAGCAGCGACGGCAGCCACCTGCGCGAAGCCGCGCGAATCGAAATCAACTCCACGGATCCGAAACTCATGCGCGTGAATATAGCCAGACCAAACATGATGCCCAGCGAGGAGACCGCGCGTCAGCGTGGCCTCGAACGGCCAACGGGACTCATGGAGAAAATCAGCCGAATCATCGAGAACGCACCCGAGGAGCCGAACCAGACCGAAATCATCGAACTATTGAAGGATGACGGGTCAAGCGCGCGAAAGACCACCGTGCTCACCGCCATCAACCGGCTGCTCGAAGGCGAATGGATCAGCAGCCGCTCCGGACGCAACAACCGGAACATCTACGCCAGCGTCAGACCATACCGGCAGATGAACGACCCGAAATCGGACGCTTTCGTGGATCGGATGAGCAGAGAGGAGGCGAGCGAATTGGATAAGGAAAACCATCTCGAAATCTAGTTGTTCCCGTTGTTCCCAGTTGTTCCGAGTTGTTCCGGGAACAACTGGAGTAGCGATGTCCAGCTGTTCCCAGCACTCCCCACCCACACTACGTGTGTGGGTGGGTGCGGGAACAACTGCGACTCGGCCCTCCGGAACAGCAAAAAAAGCACGTCAACGACACTAGTTGTTCCCAATCAAGAAAACGTCAGAAAGGAGACCGGAAGATGGCACTCACATTCAGGGAGCAGATCGAAGCGACCGCATGGGAGCTTGGCAATGGAGAGGGAACCACGCCCGAGCTTCGAAAGCGCTTCGATGCGGATTCTGAGACCCCGAACTTCGATCCGACCAAGGCGTTGGAGATGCTGCACATACTCCAGCTCATCAACTACAAGCAAGCCGGCAAGGGACGCGGACGCGCCCGCTGCCACTATCTGAAGAAACCCGAATACGGACTACTCAACCTCAATGAGCCGAAACCAGCTCCCAAGGACGAGCGGGAGCGGGAAAACCGCATCCAATGGGCCAAGGACTTCCGCGTCATCGCCGACTGGCTCGACGCGAACTGTTACACGACTGAAAGCGAGGAAGCATGAAAGAATCCGTCACCATCCAATACCGCTGTGAGGATGCTGACACCAATCTGGTCGAAACCATCCCAATCGCCTCCATCGGCATCGACCAGTGGAGTCAAGGCCATCCCGTCCTGTTCAACCTTGACCGGAGAGGACATCACGGCCGCCGTATGCTCAGCGTACTCATCACCGCCTGCGAAGCGGTGCTGCATGAAATCCAGGACATCAAATGGGAGGACTGACCCATGGCCGGACCGATTGACGTGATTCAACGGGCGCTCAGCGCACTGGCCTCAGCGGGATTGGGCAGCGAGTCGCCGGCAGAGGCGTATGTGCTCGGCTACCAGGCCGGCTGGCGGGAAGAGCTCGACCTGTGCATACGAATCGAAACTGCAATCAACAACGAAACGGAGGAAACGAATGAGCATCATCAGCAGTGAAATCGAGGCACAGAAGCAGCGTGACCCGTCGTACGTCGACAGTGGCCTGCAGTGGGCGTGGGGACGAGGATACAAGGCCGGAGCGTCACGTGAAATCACCGAAGAGGAGATTGCCGCCGCCATGGCCGAAACCCGAAAGTTCATCACGCTCCCCGGCGCGTGGTTGGAGAACATCATCAGAATCGCGTTCGACGCGGCAAGAAGAAAGGCAATGGAGGGGTGAGCAGGCCACGCGCCCGTGAACGCAAGCCCGCATGGCTTCGCGCGTTCATCCCGAAAACGAGTCCCCTCGTTGTCACCGTCTGCGAGGGGTGCGGCCTGTACGTCATCGAGGATCGGGAAACCGTGTGGGAGTCGTGGGATTACGGGTGTGTGGCGGGTGACGACCTGACCGTGGCGATAATCCTCGGCCGGCCGTTGACCCGCGTCACGTGGCTTCCCTCCGTCGGCCACCCGCTGCTCCGTAGCACCTGCGGAGATGCAGGCATCAGACCGGACGGCCAGTATCTGGCCATGCACATGTGTCATCTCGCCCGGATAAGCGTCAAACCGTTCAAACCGCCGAAACGGGAACGCCCGCCAGGCAAGCCATGGGGCGGGCCGAAACTGTCGAAGCAGGAGATAGCCGAATTCAAACGCATATGGGATATGCCATACAGCCGGCTCAAATACGAGAAAGCCCCAACCATGGTCGGCCAGGGCGATGAGAAGCAAACATTATTCTAGCCGACCAGCCGGAAGGGGCTCAGCATGAACTGCCAGAACTGCAGGACGATGACCGAAGAGGGGTGTTCGCTGTGCGAGACGTGCGAGATGCGCTTCGCAGGCACATTATTGCGCTTGGCGCGTGATGTCACGCCGTTGCATGACAGCCTCGACGCGACATTGCATCCGGGAGGGCATTCGCCCACGCGAATCCAGACCGCCACTCCCCCGACTCCAATCAGGCTCGACGTGCTCGACCTGATCGACATGCTCGACGCCACGGCCCGTGAACTATGGCGTTGCCTCGACGGCGTCGACGCCTTGGACTGGCGCAAAGACAAACGCAACGAGGATCTGAAGGCCACGCTCATCGCATGCGCAGGCCACCCCAGGCTCGCCACGTTCGCGGACGCGGGCTTCTACATGCACGTCGTTGACGGCATCGCACGCAAAGTCGATGCTGCGCTGGACCCGCCGGAGCAACGCCGCGAGATAGGAACCTGCGAACTATGCGAGACCATGCTCACCGCTGGGGCAGCAGACCAGTGGGTGACATGCCCGGTCTGCGGGAGGGAACAGCGAGCGCAGACGGTTAAACTGCGTAGGCTCAAGACGTTGTGTTGGGATGATTCCAGGCGCGGGTCTGCGGCTGAGATAGCCAAGGTGTTCACGGACGCGGGAATCACCGTCAAAAGGCATACGCTCACCGTGTGGAAATCCCGAGGCAAGCTTGATGTCACGCCCCAAGGCATTTCATACAGCAGCGTCTACCGGCTCGTCATCAGTGGCGGACTTGACAAAGAGCTGACTGTGACCGCATAATGTCAGTGGATTAGTGTCGAAAAACCCAGCTCATGTGGCTGGGTTTTCGCGTATCTATGCTTTGTTCTTGCGTGGCCTTCCTCCGCCGACACCACGTCCCGGACGTTGGGCGTTCCATTCATCGATGGTCTCAGGCAGCCAGCCCCGAGTGCGGCCTATGGTCGCGTCGGGTTCGGGGAGTTTGAGGTTGAGCAGGCCGCCGCTGGTGATGCCGAGGCGTTCGGCGACCTGTTTGACGCCGAGGTATTCAGTCGTCATTGTTGCCTTCCTTGCCGTTGATGATTCCGGCCGCAAGGCCCATGATTCCGGCCGCGAGACCGAAGCTGCCAGATACTATCGGGCTGTCGGATAGCGCGCCGCCCAAGGCCATGGCTCCGAACGTCAGGGCCACGATTCCGAAAATCAGTGATGTTCTCATGATGTGTTTCCGATGAGATAGGATTGGCGGGGAGGTTCCGGCTAGTAGGGTTAGCCGGAACCTGTTTTACTTCTTGTGCTTCGGTCTTCGTCTGATTGCGATGATTATGGCTATCGCGGCGAGGACGTTGGCGATGATGCCGTTGATGACATCGAACCAATCCTTTGGATTCAT